GCTTCTGTAGCTTCTTCGAATATCGGCACCTACGACCGCCAGCGTGTCCGCGTCATAGAAGCTTGGGTTCGCATCCCGACCAAAACCAAGAAACTGAGTGGCGGCGTATTTTCCGGCGAAATCTACGATCCACTGTCACCGGCCCATAAGGAAGCCGTACGGAGTGGCGATTCCAATATCGTCGAGCGCCCCGCGATGCGTATGCATGTGGCGATTTTCACCACTGCCGGCATGTTGTATTTCGGGCCGTCACCTTACCGGCACAATCAATTTCCGCTCACACCCATCTGGGGATATCGGCGCGGACGCAACAATTTGCCTTACGGCATTATTCGCCGCCTAAAAGATATTCAGGTCGATGTGAACAAGCGCGCGTCCAAGGCGCTCTATATTCTGTCGTCGAACAAGATTATCATGGAGAAAGGCGCGACTGACGATATCGACGCTTTCACCGAAGAAGCATCTCGCCCCGATGCCGTGTTGGTTGTGAATCCGGGCAAGAAGATCGAGTTGAATGCCGAGCGTGAGCTTGCGCAGGGCCACCTTGAGCTTATGAGCCGTTCAATAGGGATGATCCAGCAAGCATCAGGCGTCACTGATGAAGTGCTCGGGCGCACAACCAATGCCGTGTCAGGCATCGCTATCCAACGGCGCCAAGAGCAAGGTTCGCTGGCAACCGCCAAATTCTTCGACAATCTCATGTTCGCCGAGCAGGTACGCGGCGAGAAGGTGCTCGCTAATATTGAGCAGTTCATGAGCGAGAAGAAATCCTTCCGTATCACGAACAAGCGCGGAACCCCGCAATACGTCGATATCAACGATGGCTTACCGGAAAACGACATTATTCGCACCAAGGCGGATTACGTCATTTCAGACCAAAGCTGGAACGCCACGCTTCGTCAGGCTAATTTCCAGTCCCTTATGGAACTGGCAAGCAAGATGCCGCCTGACGTTATGATGGCCTTGCTCGACCTCATCATAGAAACATCCGACCTTCCGAACGTCGACGAGCTGGTGCGGCGTATTCGTCAGCTCAATCATCAGCGTGATCCGGATGCCGATCCGAACGAAGTTTCGGAAGAAGAAATCGCGGCGCAGAAGGCAGCAGAAGAAGCTGCAGCGTTCCAGAAAGAGGACGCTATGGCCGACATTCGGAAGAAGCATGCCGATGCGAGCTACAAGGAAGCACAGACCAAGGCCATTGCTGATAAGACTGTCAACGACAAAGTTGATGCACAGCAGAAAGCCTTGGTTGCCGCTCGTGATGCCGTCGCAGCCCCGCAAACGCTACAGATTGCCGATCATATCCTGCACGAGAGTGGTTTCGTGTCGCGCACCGACATGGAAGAAACTGCCGAGGATGAAATGCGGGCATCCCAAGTTCAAGCTGCACAGGCAGAACAAGAGCAGCGCGCGCAGCAGGAGATTATGCAGCCGCAGGACACGACAATGCCTCCCGAACCGGGAGCCGCACCGCCCGAACAACCGGGTCAACCACCTTTACCCAACCCACAGCAGCCGATGGAGCCGCCGCTACAATAATCGGGCTCCGGCCCTTCTAACCCCATTCCGCTACCGTGGAGAATAAGAATATGGATCGACTGACCGAAGAACAGCTTGCGCAGCTAACCGACGCCGAGCGTGAAGGCTATGAATTGATGATGGCCGAAGACGAAGACGAGGGTGGCGACGGCGACGAAACCGAAGGCACCGAAACTGACGATGGCGAAGCCGGGGACGGTGAAGAAGCCGCCGAAGGTGAAGAAGACGTCGATGGCGAGGACGGCGCCGAGACGCAAGGCGAAGATGGCACAGCCGACGCCGATGCCGAACAGGAAGTGGAAGCGAGCGCGGCAGCTACACCTCCCACTCCTGTGGCCAAACAGATTGATTTTGGTGCGCCACAGCGCATTCAGGGTGAAATCGAAGCCATCGAGCAGAAACAGTCGCAGTTGCTGGAGCAGTTCGATGACGGCGAAATCACCCGTGAAGAATTTCTTGAGAAGGACAAGGAATTTCGTACCGAGCTTGCGCAACAATTAAAGGCGCAGGGCAAGGCGGAAGCCGCTATTGAGGATGCGAGCGCTGTCTATCTGGGACAGGTAGATCAGTTCCTCGCCGACAATCAGCAGTACAAACCCGGCGGGCTGCTTTTCAATCTGTTGAATGATAAGGTCAAGACAGCCCAGGCAGAGGCTCGAAAGAACGGCGACAGCCCGCTTTCTATCGACCTGGTGCACAAGGCTCATGCCGACATTCTGGCAGAACTTGGGCTTCCAGCGAAGGAAGCTAAACCGAATGGCGGCAAAGAACCTGCGTCAGCCGCAGCGGACGGCAAGCAGGACAAGCAACAGGGCAAACAGCCCGCAAAGCGTGTTATGCCGCCGAACCTCAATAGTCTGCCGTCTGACGATATAAACGATGCGGCTGACGACAATGGGCATTTCGCATTTCTAAGCCGCCTCGCCGCAAGCGAACCTCTCGAATATGAGAAACGGTTCAAAGCTATGTCCGCCGAACAGCAGGACGCGTTCTTGCGGTACGGTGGCTAATGCTCGCACTGACCGTAGGGATAGGCAAAGCCGTCCAGATCGGGGAGGCGGCTGTTGTAAAGGTGGAAGATAAGCAAGGCCGAGCGGTCAAGCTTATCTTCGCCACCGATATTTCCCCGATACGCATCTTGGATGACGGTGTAATCCCGCTCCGCTTTACGCGGGGCATCACCGGGCGCCCCCGCCCGTACTGAATAAGGGCCGCAGATTGCGGCCCTGTTCATTTCATGCCATGATTTGTGCATGGAGATTTTTAAAACCTACCCACCAGAAGTCGCTGCATCCCGCGAGCAAATCCTTTCCGTTGCGAAGGAACTGCAGGATGGGATTGCACGCAAGTATGCCGCTCCCGATCCAGAAACGGCTACTGCCGTGGAAATTGCTCAATATGATGCGTACCGCGCGTTGCGGGCCATGCAGGAAGAAATGGCAATCGCGATGGAGCCGGTATACCGGCAGCTTTCATTCATGGAACGTTTGGCCTCCTTCCATGTTAAGGTCGAAGATGGCGAAATTTCCGTATCAGTGGTCGATCTTCTGGAAAAATAGATATCAGAACGGGCCGGACGCTACCCCGGCTGTCGAGCGGACCTAGCCTTATCGTAAGACCTCGGGTGGACAGGATGCAACTTGCGCACGTTGCCAGTACCGCCATTGTTCTCCATGTGCTTCTGCTTTCAGCACCGCCGTTCTGATTTGGTTGCCCTCATGTCTCGCGCTACCCGGATAAGTGGGGCGGTAATGCATGGGGGCGGATTGGTTGCAGAGGCAGGAGTCGAACCTGCTACCTCTTGGGTATGAACCAAGTGAGCTACCGTTGCTCTACTCTGCTGCAAACGCCGCAAACCGGCGTTCCTGAATTGTCTTTTCGCCGAAATATCGGCGTGGATTGCCGCACATGGCACAGGAGCAGACGGCAAGATACTCCGCCGCTCTGGCCTTTCTATCGTGCGGATACAAGCGCCGACACTTTGCTTTCATGCGCAGCTTATCGGCGATCCTGCGCGCTCGCTTTGCGACCATATCATCACCAATGTCTTTCAACAGCCATAATAGAGCAATTGGCCGATTCTGGAAAACCCCCTTTTGCTCCATTGACGGCAATTTTCAGCCGTTCGGATGAAGCCACGATGTTTACATTTGTTGACATAATGCAGTTCCATAACTCGCCGTGCGGCTCCAAATCCGCTATTGCATTGGCCTGCTGTTGCGAGTAATTATGAGCGCACAGTTTGCGCATGACGTGCTTCTGCCCGATTAACCCGGAGAGACACGTCATGGCCGCAAAGACCACGATTCCGTTTGGCAGTCCGCTTGCCGTAGCCCGTTGGTCGGGCGCACTATTCGCTTCCATCGAAACGCAGAGCTATTGGTCCCGCAAGTTCATCGGCGAGGACGATAACTCGGTTATTCAGCGCCTTACCGATCTGGAAAAGGAAGCTGGCGACACGATCCATTACGATCTGTCGGCGCAGCTTCGCCAGAAACCCACGTCCGGCGACAACCGCATCGAGGGCAAGGAAGAACAACTTCGCTTCTATTCCGATGAAGTGAAGATCGACCAGCTCCGTCATCCCGTTTCCGCTGGCGGTAAAATGTCCCGCAAGCGCACCGCGCATGACCTTCGCAAAACCGCCAAGGCCCGCTTGTCGGAATACTGGGCGAAGTACATGGATGAAATGAACTTCATCTATGTGTCCGGCGCACGCGGTATGAATGAAGACTTCACCGAAGAAGTCACCTACACCGGTCACGCACTGAACCCGATTCAGGCACCGGACGGCGATCATATCCTGTATGGCGGCGATGCCACCAGCAAGGCGACTATCGACAATACGGCCAAGATGGACCGTGACCTGATCGAACGCGCCGTGGTGCATGCCGGTATGATGCGCGCTCTCAATCCTGACAATGCGAATATGCAGCCGGTCACCATCAATGGTGAGGACCATTACGTCTGCGTCATGTCGCTGTATCAGGAATACGATCTGCGTACGAGCAACACCGGCGGCTGGCTGGAAATCCAGAAAGCCGCAGCCGCAGCCGAAGGCCGCAACAACCCGATCTTCAAGGGTGGCCTAGGCATGATCAATAACTGCGTGCTGCACAGCCATCAGCGTGCGATCCGCTTCGACGACTACGGCGCGGATGGCAAGCAGCCCGCAGCTCGCGCCCTGTTCATGGGCCGTCAGGCCGGTGTTGTTGCCTACGGTTCCACCGGCGGCATGCGCTTCACCTGGAAAGAAGAGATGCGCGACTACGACAACGAACCGACCGTTGCCGCAGGCATCATTCTCGGCGTGAAGAAGACGCGCTTCAACGACCGCGACTATGGCGTGATGGCGCTCGACACCTACGCCTCCCGGCCAAAGAAGGGCTGATAAGCGAGCCGCCCATGACGGGCGGCACGTTCATTTTCAGATTTCTCCAGCGGAGTCACCATCATGACCCATTTCAAGAGTGAGGCGGCTAAGGGCAAGGTCCCAGTCACCTATCCGCGCGGTGCAGGTTATGCCACCACGCAGCGTTACACCGCCGTTATCCCGGCCACTGCCGTTGCAGGCGATATCATTGAAATTGCCTGCATTCCGCCCGGTTGCCGTCCGGTTGATGCAATCATCGATGTAGATGGCGCGATCAGTGGTGATATCGGCGTCATGTCGGGCATCTGGGGCAAGGAAGACGACACCCGCACGTGCGGATCGGAAATTGCTGCCGCAGAGGACCTCACCGCTGCCGCCGTATTCCGCCCAACCGCACCGAGCGCCTATCGCGTACCGGCTGGCGATGCAGCTCGCGGCGTCGGCCTCAAGGTTACGACCGCGCCCACGGCTGCTGTCGCAATCGGCATTACTCTTACCGTTGTCGCTTAATCCACGGGGCGAGAAGCGCCAGACGAAAGAGTGATAAGCGGCCACGGCGGGCTTTGAGCTTTCCGTGGCCGTTTTCCCATCAACCCCGGAGATAACATCATGCCTCGCATTCAATGCCTTCGCGGTCCCCAGACGGACGTTTATGTCGGCGGAATCGCCTATAACTTTGTCACCGATGAACATGGCCGCGCTGTCGCCAATGTTCCAAACCAGCTTCACGCGCAATGCTTCTTGTCGATTGAGCATTACCGGCTTGTTCCTGATGACATGATCTTGGGTGATGCCGTTGAAACGGAGCATGTCGTCAATGACGACGATCCGGGCGTCGTGGCGCAGATCATCGAACCGGGCAAGGACGCCGTCACAGTCACCGAACAGACGAACGATGCTGCTGGAGAACTTGGCATCGCATCGCCTGAAAACGCTGGCACCGGCGATGAAGGCAAGTCCGAGGACGATAATTCCGACGCTGACGCCGATAAGAATGGCGAAAGCACCGATACGGATGCACCCGAAGGCGATCAGGACGGCCAGAAGGGCGATGAAAACCCGCAGTCCAACGGTGAGACCGGCGAACAGCCAAAGGCACCCGAAGGCGAGGGCACCACTGAAACCCCAAAGGCAGACGCCGCCGACACTCCAAAGCCTGAAAAGAAGCGCGCCGGACGCCCGAAAAAGGCAGACGCAGCAGCGAAAGCTAACGCCGAGTAAGGTTGGTTAACAAATGGTTAAGGCCAGTGAAATCATAAAGAAAGCGCAAGTGCTTCTGATTGACCCAGATGCAACTCGCTGGCCTTTGCCAGAACTCGCTGGCTGGATCGACAGCGCTATAAACGCGATCCTCATTGCGAAGCCATCGGCAAACACCCACTCAATCACAATTGAGCTTGAGCAGGGCACCAAGCAGACGCTTCCAACCGACATTGACCCGCGCCCCATGATGTTCATCGCAGCCCGCCGTAACATCAACACGGACGGTACGCCGGGCAAAGTCGTGACGCCTGTTTCGATCCAGAAGATGGATATGTCCGACCCGGATTGGCATAGCGAGCGCCGCAAGCGGCAAGCCGCAGTGCATTATCTGTTTGACGAGAAAAACCCGACCGAATTTTTCGTTTACCCGGCCAATGACGGCAAGGGAAAGCTCGATATCACCGTGGCATGTGAGGTTGCTCCAATCGTTCCAACTGGTGATGTGAACAATATCGCATCCTACGGCATGACTGTTGGCCTACCGGAGCCGTATTCCGAGCCGATCATTGATTATGTCTGCTATCGCGCGCAATCGAAAGATGCGACTGGCGCCGACGCGGGCAGGGCAACCTTGCACTATCAGGCGTTTGCGCAGGCCATCGGCATCAAGACGCAAGTTGAGGCTAATTCCAGCCCTAATGCTCGGAGGACTGGTTGATGCGGCTCGTTAATCTTGATCCAATTGTAGATCGAGTGCGCCGTCAGGCACCGGCAGCGCCAGTTCCTCTGATCGAGTCCAACATCATCGATAAGGCTATCGAGCTTTGCGAAGCCGTGCCGGTGTGGAGAGACACGGACGAGCTGACATTCGGCGACAACGACCCATGCGAATATCTCATGGCCGTACCGCAGGCCGAGATACACCGGATTGAAACCGCCACGATGGACGGACGCCCACTTGAGCGAATCCGCGCCGAGGAAATGGACCGGCGATATCCGAACTGGATGGATGAAAAGCCCGGCGAGAATATTCCGCGATTTGTCACGCAGCTTTCCGCTAACACGCTTCGCCTTTACCCGGCCAACAAGTGCACCGTTCACGTGCGCCTCTGGCTCAAGCCGAGCATAGAATGCGATGTGCTGCCGTCCGATATCGTCAGCCAGCACGGCACATTGCTATGGCAGGGTGCAGCGGGCGAAATTCTCATGACGCCAGATGCAGAGCTTGCGAACCCGCAGCTTGGCGCGCGGCTACTGGCCAAGTTCGAGGGCGGGCTGGACACACTCCGCACCAACCACACGCGAACGCAATTGCGCGCGCCTCTCCGTACCAAACCAAGCTTCATGTGAGGGTGACATGCCTGCAACCACCTATACCGGCAACAAACTGATTGACCAGCTCGTGCGCGGCGTTGCCTTCTCTCCACCGGCTCGTGTCTTTTTGGCGCTTCATACCGCTAATCCCGGTGTTACCGGCACATCGGAAATGACCATTGCGAAATGGCCGGGTTATGCCCGCCTCGACGCAGCACAGGGCGCAGCCGTCGACACAGGTTTTGCGGCAGCAGCCACGAAGAAAACTAAGAACGCAAAGCAGCTCCTTTTCCCGACCATGGATGGTGCGGCGTCGGTGACAATCACGCATTGGTCGCTCTGGGACGCACTGACCGGCGGGAACTGCCTTTGGACCGGTGCGCTCACATATCAGAAGACGCTCAATCCAACTGACGAAGTTGTGGTGCACCCGAACGAACTGGAACTTGAGATCGATTGATGAATGATGCCGGGACGATAGCAGGCAGCTTTATCAACGCCTTCGCAGTCAACGAAGGCGCGATAGTTCACGTTCTTTCCGGCACCATGACAGCGCGGACTACCGGCGCGTTTGATGCCACGCGCCGCGCTGCGATCAATGACACGATGACAATTCGCCTTGTCGGCGTGAATGACGGACACAAGCGGGTTGCGGCTCCCGGCGCTGGCAAGATTGTTTTCCTCGATGCCGTCAACGCCAGCCAGCGGAATAGCGTGAGGCTGACAGGGACAATTCATTTCGAGTCCACCGCTGTTGCGATCCGCAGGCGGTCAGCGCCTGGCACTGGTATAATTCGGCTCAAAGGCCGCAACGACTTGCATGCGCGGCGAGCTGCAACGGCTATCGGCATGATTGCGCTCAAGCAAAAGCGGGCGAATGCTATTCGTCGCCAGCGCGCGCCGGGATCAGGTCTTATCCGTTTCCTGCATTTGGTGAACTTACGCGCCTTTGCTCCGATCTATGGCAAGGACATGGTTCGGTTTCGTCAATTGGGCACCGCAGTTAGACGCGTCGGACTACCGTCACACGGCATGATGGTTCTCGGCGGGGCAGCAAGCGCAACAGCCCGCCGAACGATTTCAACGGCGAGCTCAATCCGCCTCCTGTCATCCATCCGCATGCCGCACGCGCATATGACGCCGACCGAAGAAATTCGCTTCATGCGGGTGCTGGAAGAACTGCGCGCCATTGATGTGCCGCAGGCGTTCGATCCGATCCGCGTCATGTTCGACAACAGAGAACTTGTTGTGCCCGAATCCTCCCGCGACATTGGCAATCCAGATATCGAGGACCCAGCATGAGCCTTGCCCTGCTTAGGAAAACCCCCGGTGACGTGCTGGATTATGATGTGTCATTCGATGAATGGCTCACTGGTGATGATCGCATCAACGGCTGGGAATCGAGCATTGCTGATAGTACGGCCATCATTGACAGCGGAGACTATACAGATCGCAGCGTTCGTCTCTGGATTTCAGGCGGAGAGAATGGCGAAACCGCACAGATTACGCTCACCGTGACCACAGCGCAGGGGCGCACAAAGGTCGTTTGCTTCAAGCTTCGCATTAAGGAGTGCCGATAATGGCGGTTGTTCTTACCAATAACGCTACGTCCCTACTGGCAGCGGCAATAGATGCAGCAGACACCACTATTTCGGTTCAAACCGCCGATGCTGGCAAGTTTCCAAACCCAGCGGCAGGCGACTGGTTTCCGCTAACAATCGTCGACAATGCCGGGAATATGGAGATATTGAGGGCCACCGCACGAAGCGGGGCAATTATTACTATTGAGCGCGCGCAGGAAGGCACTACAGCAAAAGCTTTTGGCGCGGGCAGCAGGGTTGATCTGCGTCTCACATGGGAGGCATTGGAAGCACTCGATGGTTGGGCCGTACAGCCGATCGGCGTACCTATCCCACTTTTCGCGGGCGCACCGCTCCCGTCAAAAAACAAGCGATACCGGTATGTACTGCTATCAGCGGGCGAAACGTCTGCTGGCAAATATAACGAAGGCATACTATCGAACGAGACGATATCTGGAACAGCACCGCTGCTGACCGCAACGGCCCAAATCAACTTGCCGTCTTCGCCATTAAATGGAACGACAATTCATCTAATCAATACGAGCAAGCTATTCTTGCGGCCCGGCACGTCGCAGGTAATTGAAAGTGGTCAAAACGCGGCTCACTCCCATACGGGTTCAACAGCCGCCGCCGGTGATCACACGCATACTGGTACTGCAAATTCCAACGGGGCGCATACCCATACAGCATCAACAAACAGTACAGGGGCTCACTCACATACCATCACGCCTATGACTTCTCGTAATGCGGGAGGTACAAGTTGGCCTGCATGGGAAGCCGGTGGCACCGGATCGGGAGTGACTTCATCGGCAGGGGCGCATGCACATACAGTCACAGTTAATAGTGGTGGGGCGCACACCCACTCGGTGACTACCGCGTCGGCTGGGGCACACACACATACAGTAACGGTCACGAATAGCGGTGGCGACGAAAACAGGCCACGTAACATGAATATCCAGTATTTGTTGAGGGTCGCATAATGCCATATGCAGGTGAAAACATCATCAGCCATGTGCCCTTTGATGGCGCTATCGAGATTACTCAAGATCAATATGAGGTGGCATTAAACGCGCTCCTTGCTGGCAAGCTTGTCACCATAGATGGCGGGTTTTCTATCCGTGACGCTCCACAGCCGGAAATCGAGCTGCCACCGGAACCGGAACCTGAGCCAGAACAGGAGCCTGAGCCTGAGCCAGAACAAGAGCCTGAGCCTGAAATTTCACTAACGGAATATGCAGCCGAAGCGCGTTGGAAACGTGAAGTTGGCGGCATTCAAATCGGTGGCGTTCATGTCAAAACCGATGAAATAAGTCAGACAAAGATACTAGGCGCACGAGTTGCCGCTGATGCGAACCCCGACTTCACTACTCAATGGAAGGGTGCGGATGGCGTATTTACCACGATAGATGCAGCCATGATACGCACCATTAGTGACGTTGTAGCCAACCATATTTCTGAATGCTTCCGATATGAAGAAAAGGTGCAGCACCTTATTTCTATTGGAGAAATCACGACACAACAGCAAGTTATCGAAGCATATTCACTTGACGTGCAGACATTTTTTGGCGACGAGCCGACCGATTTCTCGCACTAACAACGGACCACGGCGGCGATAAACCTTTTGTTGCCCGCCAGTGAGGAAGATGCGCCTATATTGCGAGTGATTGACTAAAACCCGAAAGCCTCCTAATTGACATGAAAATTAGGGGGCTTTTATGCAGTGCTATCTTATTAATTTGGATCGAAGCCAGGACCGCCTCAATTACATGGCGGCGCAATTTGCTCGTCTCGATTTGAGATTTGCACGGGTCGAAGCTGTGAACGGTCGAGCTATGACTGAACGGGAATTGGCATCGTTTAACAAGATCAGCAAGAGTTGGCCCACCCCGCTTTCTCCCGCTGAAATAGGTTGTTTTCTGTCCCACCGCAAATGCTTGGAACTGGTGGCAAATGGTACAGACGCATATGCGGTCGTGTTTGAAGACGATATCAAGTTGAGTAGCGGAGCAGGGCAATTGCTCTCGTCAGACAAATGGATTCCGCAAGATGCAGATATCGTCAAAATCGACTCTTACGGTCATGAGGTATTAATTTCTCGCCCTGTCGCGACCGAGGGGCCATACTCGGTTACGCGCCTGCGCTCAAGGCACCTGCAAACGGGTGGTTATGTTGTATCTCGTGATACGGCGCGCAGAATTCTGCCCCTTATGGACAAAGCGTCTGCACCAGTCGATCATTTCCTATTTGATCCGGATGATGGACCATTCGAGAATTTGACTATCTACCAAATTACCCCCGCCATTTGCAGGCAGGCCGGACTAGAAAGTACAATCGGTCAAAACCGACGCAAGAAGCAACGCCCGCCATTATCACAACTTATTAAGCGCGAATTGAAACGGCTCGGAATGCGTACAAAGCGCAATTCGATCGGGCTGTGGACAAATATCACGCGGTCTGGGTACTGGGGTCCAATTCCATTTGATCGAGATATTCAATAGCCATTTGGCATGAAATCTCTACAATAGAATTTTCGGCGCATGATGTGCCTCTTTCGAGAGGTGTATTATGTCCGCAATCAAGCTAACAGCATTTACCGGCGAGCAGCCCCGGCTCATATCGCGGCTTCTGCCAGCGACCGCAGCACAGTTTTCAGTCAACACCCGGCTTGATGACGGCGGGCTCACTCCTTTCAATACCGCCGTACAAGAATCCTCAATCGCGTCGGCTGACGCAAAAACCATCTATCGCTTTCAGAACGAATGGCTGTGGTGGCCCGAAATTGTGCATGCCGCGCCCGGCCCTGTAGCGGAAGAACGGCTTTACTATACTGGCGACGGGAACCCAAAGTTACGTGTTGATGGCACGGTCTACGATCTGGCGCTCGCGCGGCCTTCGGCAGCACTTGCGACGACTTTGAGCGGAACCGGCAATGGTGACACACAGACCCGCCTCTACACCTATACTTATGTAACCGAGCTGGGCGAAGAATCCGAGCCTGCGCCGGCATCGACAAACTTGGATTGGAAGCCCGGCCAGACGGTGACACTTTCCGGCTTTCAAGCGCCGCCAGCAGGCCGCGCCATTACGAAACAGCGCATATATCGGTCGCAAACCGGATCGAAGGGCACTTACTTCTATTTCATCGCGGAGCGGGCAGCATCCAGTGCAAATTTCGTCGACAATATTGCAGTCGATGCGTTTCAGGAAATGTTGCCATCCGTCGCTTGGAATGCGCCGCCTGACACTCTCCGCGGGCTTATAGCAATGCCAAACGGCATGATGGCCGCGTTCGACGGAAAGAAGTTGTACTTCTGCGAGCCATTCCGGCCCCACGCCTGGCCGGAAAAATATGTGCTGACTACGGATACTGATATTGTCGGGCTTGGCGCCATTGGCACGTCACTGGTTATCGCCACCAACGCAAATCCGTATCTCGCAACCGGTTCGTCACCGGATACGATGCAAATGGTGAAGCTCGAAGCCAATTTGCCGTGCATCAATGCAAGGGGCATCGTCGATCTTGGCTTTGCTATAGCCTACCCATCGAATGAAGGGCTTGCGGCTGTAGCCGCGAACGGCGAAGCAAAGCTTGTGACTGGGAACATAATGGGGGTGAAGGAGTGGCGTGCTTTGTCGCCGGAAACCATCATCGGCGGGCAGCTATCCGGACGCTATATCGCCTTTTATGATACTGAGGACGTGGACGGCACGCAGCTCACAGGCGCAGTGTTCTTCGACCTTGGCAGTACTCCCTATCTCATCCGCACCAACACGGCAGTTTCGTCAGCAACCTATGAAATCGAGACCGGCGCAGTCTATTTCCTCGCGAAAGGCGAGCAGGACATTTACCGCCTGGACTCTCCGCAGGGAGACCGCGAGTCCTACTATTGGAAATCAAAAGATTTCCATATGTCAGGCGAAGCGAGCTTTGCCGCGATCCAGATTGATACAATCGATTATGTGTCACCGCTGGAATACAAAAACTATGAAACTCAGCGCGCGCAAATCCTCGCGAAGAATGCCGAGTTAATCGCCTCAAAGGTCAGCCTGGGCGATCTGAACGGTGCAACCATCAATCACATAGCGTTTGCGGGCGACAATCTCCTACGCCTACCCACACCGCCCGGAAACGTGCGCGTAGGCGTCTATGCCAATGGGAGGTTGATTGCCACAGTCACACTAACGGGAACGCCTGTCAGGCTTCCGGCTGTAGCTGGAACGATTTGGGAAATCGATGTGAGCGCCAATGTCAGCGTCTCGCAGATTGTAATGGCGTCCACGATGGACGAATTGAAACGGGTAGTAATGTCATGAGTATGCTCGACCAGCTCCAGATTGAAACGCTCGAAGTGCTGGCCGGGAGGCGAAACCCCGGCGAGCGAGACAAAGCCGCTGTGCGTATCGCCGATCTTGAGGCACTGACCGATTATTCGTATCGCCTGAAATCCTCGACCGTAGCAGCGGCGCCAACCGCAGTGCAACATAATGCACTGGTTGAGGACGTACAGCGCCTTCACCAGATACTGCAATCTCTGTCGACGGCGTTGAAAGATCGGCTGGGCCGCGCATGAGAGCTGCTATTCTTCGATTGATGCTCTGTCCAAGGCTTGGCGCAGTTAAACTTGGACCAGAAGATCGCATCTCAATTGAGTTCGCGAACCGCCTACGTGTTTGGACCATAGAACGGAAATTGCGTGGGATATGGACCCATGTAGCGAATGAAGTGGGCGGCGGTACGAAAAACGCAAAGCTGCGTTATGCTATTGCCAAGGCTCTCGGCATGATATCAGGCTGTTCAGACTTCATTTTCATGTGGGATAGCGGCAGTGCGGCGATTGAAATCAAGGCGGCTCGCGGCGTTCAGACCGATAGTCAGTCAGATTTTCAGAAATGGTGCGAGGCTGAAAATGTGCCGTACAACATCGCGAAATCGGCGGACGAGGCCGAAACCATTCTCCGTGGTCTGGGCGTTCTGTCATGAGCTACGAATACGATTATGTGCAACGCCGTATCTATAAGGAATGGGCCGCACATCAGATCGGGATCGAGCAATTTCGATCCGACGCCACAACGATCGCCGTCATCAAGGATAAGCAAATCGTGGGGGTGACAGTTTTTGACACCTTCGCCGTTGATGATTGCCAAGTGCATGTCGCTTCGGACGGATCGCGCCGCTGGCTCACTCGCGATTACATGCGGATGGTATTCGCATATCCATTCGATCAGCTCCGTTTCAAGCGCATCACATCATTCGTCTCTGAAAACAACCTCGCGTCTGCCCGTTTCTGCGCTCATATGGGCTTTCGAGAGGAAGGACGCTTGCGCGAAGCGGGGCTTCATGGTGAAGATGTGGTCGTGTACGGTCTTTTGCGGAGAGAATGCCGCTGGCTGACTTCCAGTCTCATAAACTTATGAGGTCATCATGGGTGCCATGTCATGGGGTGACGACGCCGCGTTTGTACCAGGCGGCATTATCGCATTCGCCATTTTCGCGTTTTTGCTTTGGTTCGCGCCCCGCGTGAGCGACCGCTTTTGGGAATTTGTCTCCCATTGCATCACCGGGGTTGCCTTTGCGATTCCTGCAATGTTCGTCGCTATGGTGTTCAAACTGCCCGGATTGGTTATTCTCGCTTGCATGTTCGCCACCGCTTTCGTCGGGTCAATTTGGTCATATCGCCGAGACGCTTGATATTCCCTGCGCATACTTGCGAACGATAGCGGCAAGAATTAAGGTTTTGATGGCGGTTAAAACCTTGGGGTAAATGATGAAATCAATAGCATTTTTAGCGTCCGTTCTCGCATTAACTGCATGTCAGAGCGGCGGTGTTGGTATGGCTGAATCTCCGGCTTGGTTCGCAACAGCGTCACAGGAACAGCAGATGGCTTATTTCTCAAAGCGTTGCGGAGCCTATGGCTTCAAGCCGGGCACCAATGAGATGGCGCAATGTCTTATGTCAGAGTCTCAATCGTCCAGAGGTAGGGCCAACGTGCGTTCTGCAATGTCGAGCCGTGCCATAGCCAATTCAGCACCGCGCACAATCACGACGAATTGCAGCCAGAACTACAATCGTATTTCTTGCAGCAGCTATTAGGAACAGGTTCGGGCGCCCGTTGGGCTGATATGATCGACTAGCGTTTTGCCCGCACCTCAATTATAAAGATTGCACCAAGCGCATGATGTGCTGCCACCAAATTTATTTGAGGCTCGCATCATGGGTAAAAGCTCGCAATCTGCGCCCGATCCAGATCCGAATATTGGCAAAGCCGCGCTCAAGCAGGCGGAAACCGGCGAGGAATGGCTGTCTTTCGCCAAGGATGCGTTCGCGGTTTCGCAGGAGCGCCAGAAAGAGCTAGATGCGCTGACCAAGCGTGTTACCGAGCAGCAGCTCGGCATTGCGGATCAGCAGGCCGCTTGGGCGAAATCTGACCGAGAGCGATACGAGAACGTTTTCAAGCCAATTGAAGACGACTTCATCAAAGAAGCCACGAATTACGCGACCGAGGATCGGCAGTCCGAGGCGGCGGCGGAAGCTTCTGCAGACGTTCGCGCATCACAAGCTTCGGCAGAAGAACAGAGCTTGCGGCAAGCGGCCTCCATGGGCATCAATCCGACTTCTGGTCGGTATGCTGGCATCGATCGTGCCACGGACATGGCATATGCGCTTGCTGACGCTGGCGGTCGTAATAATGCCCGCCAGATGGTTCGTGATAAGGGCCTCGCACTTAAAGCTGACGTTACCAATCTCGGTCGCGGCCTGCCGGCACAATCCGCACAGGCACAAGCGCTCGGACTCGGTGCGAGCTCCGGCGCGGTCGGGCTCAACCAGCAGGCCAATGCGCAAAACAATGCGGCCGCAGGCATAGTCAATTCTGGTTATGCCGGTGCGATGCAGGGTTATGCCGGTATGGGTTCGACCCTGAACCAGCAATATTCAACGCAGGTCGATGCTTGGAAGGCCGAGCAGCAAGCCAACAACGGCCTGTGGGGCGGTATCGGCCAGGCACTGGGCGGCTTGGCTGGCTTCTTCATGCCGTCTGACGAAAACGTCAAAGAGAACAAGCAGCCTGTCGGCGATGGTGAAGCGCTTGAGGCCATCGAAAAAATGCCGGTCGAGGAATGGGATTATATGCCCGGCGTTGGTGACGGTGGCCGCCATATTGGCACCTATGCGCAGGACTTCAAGGAAGCCACCGGTAAGGGCGACGGCAAGTCGATCCCTGTCATCGATGCGATTGGCGTCACCATGAAGGCCGTACAGGACCTCAGCAAGCAGGTTAAGGAGATTGCCGGTGAAATCGGCCTCGGTTCATCGAAGGGCAAAGCACCGGTAAAACCTGTTCGTAAGCCGTCGCGCGGCATGGAACTTGGATTGGGAGTTGCAGCATGAGCTTTGGTGCAGGACTAGCCGGGTTCGTTGATGGCCTCGAAGCCGGTATGCGCATGCGCGACCGTTACGACGATCGCAAGGAAAAACAGGCATATAAGGCCAAGCAGGACCAGCTCAATAGCGAAACCAAGCAGGCGTTCGCAGACGCGCAGGCGGCTGGCGCTGTCGAGGGGAACGATTATCAATCGTTCTGGCTGAATTACCAGCTCCCAAAACAGCAGGCGCTTTTGATGGAGAAGGGTGATTACGCCGGTGCCAAGTCCCTTGGAGAGTGGGGACGTTCCGAAGATGCCCTCAAAGGGGGCAAGCTGTTCTCGTCAGCATTGGTCAAGGCGCAGTCAGGTGATTACGAAGGCGCATTTCAGGACGTATATGCCGGTTCGCAGTTGCAGGGCTATATTTCGTCCGATGTGAAATTCTCCGGAGCCGAACCGATCCAGTACCAAGGAAAAACTATTGGCTACCGGGTCAAGGCCACAGGGCCTGACGGCAAGGCCATCACACGCGACTATCGCCTTGAAGATATTCCGGCAGCTATTGCCCAGATTGGCAATCCATTGGAAGCATATAAATCGCAGACCGCTACCCGCGCCGATGAAACAAAGCGGAAAAACGAGCTCGAAGACTACGAAACCAAGAAGAAGGTTGACCAGAAGTATTCTGGCGCCAGCTCCCCTGAAAAGCAGTCCGAGCGTTATCAAAAAGCGGCGGAACAGCGGGCAAAGTCTGATCTTGAATGGGATACCCGCAGCGACGAGGAAAAGGACAAACTCATTCGCAAGGACCTGTCTGCCGCTGACAGTTTCGGCGCGGAAAAGTCAGGGCGTGGAGATGCAAACGCTACCGACAAGGCACCGGAGCCACCGAAGAAAATCATCGTCGACAAAGAAAGCGGCAATCCAGTTGACCTGACGGGTAAAGAGCAGGCGAAAGCCGCCGCGCTTGGCGATATCCCTGTCCCTACGGATAAGCCGTCGCAACCCGAACCTATCCCGTCGAGTGGCCAGCAACCGACGCCAGAAGTCGGACTTGGAAGCCCGCAGGCTGGAGCACGGGCAAACACCATTGGATATGCAAAGGAAGCACTGGCTCGCGGTGGCGATCCAGCGCGGGTGAAGCAGCAGCTCATGAATGCTGGTGTTCCGCAGGAAGAATGGCCAGAAGGGTTGGGCGGATCGGGAAATGGTGTTGTGGGGCTTGGTAGGTAATGTCCGACCGTATAAGTTGCTGCGTCCCGTTCTGTCGGCGCACGCGCCACAACCGAGATAACACGAGCGAGTGGATTTGTAGCGAGCACTGGAAAACCGTGCCGATGCATTTGAAGCGTCGGAAATACAAGCTTTTCCGCAGATACAAACGGCTATTTGGATTGAACGGCTACTGGTGTTACCCTGCCGGTAGCGACAAACGCATCACGGCTGTGCGTCTAGACCGGCTTTGCGACAAGGCATGGACCCGCTGTCGCGAGGCAGCAATCGAGCGAGCCGTTGGGCTCGGATAACCATCGTCTTGAAAATCTGCAATATAGGCGCTATCTTTCAGGAGTGGCTGACAGAGCGCTAACTCTGCCAGCCGGGCACTTAGCTAAAGAATGTTACCCGCACGTAGGCGCGCCAGCCCGTGCGGGTTTTCTTTATCGTAAGTGTGATACTCACAGGTATTAAACCCATTCGTTTCACTCCTGTTCGGCAGCGAGGCTCACGCTGCAATTACCGGGGAAGCCCATCATCCCCGGCGCGCTGGCTGGCTCAACGCTTTCTGCTTTCGCTGCCGAAACTGGATACTGCACCTTTGCATATCTACGGTTTCCGCGCACTTAACAACAGCACTTGTCGAAATTTTCGAGTTCTCGCTGTTATCCCCTCGCGTGCGTGCGCGAGGTTAGTTATAGTCGCGTCGATCAGCGCATGACGTGCTCCTATCGCAAGGACACGTCATGGCTATTATTCTCGACGACAACGCCGATATCGATTCCTTCTTCGGCGGCAATTCGGGTGCAAACTCACCGGCGGCGAAAAATCGGGAGCCGTCCGAGAAGCCACGCGAGCAGGAAATGCCCGCGCTCGATCAGAAAGCGCCGCGTCAGCCAGCCGACAGCCCGTCACCTTTAGAACTTCCCGGCATTCAGCGCCCGCAGCCCGCGCAGGACAGTTCCGCGCCGTCAGCGCGTGTGCAGCCGGAACCTCGCGCGAAAGATCAACCGGCGCCCGTACCGGGCATGTCAGCACGTGATTGGGACGATACCGTCAACACCATGATTGCGGAAGCTGGCGGCGATGGTGCGGTAGGGATGCTGGCCGTGGCGAACGTCATTCGCAATCGCGCAGAGCGCCGCGGCAAGAGCATCGGCGATATCGTCCGCGCGCCGAGCCAGTTCGAGGGCTATTACGCGCCAGGCGAGAAAGCCGTTCAGGCGCAGCAGAATCCGCAGGTTCGCGCCGAGGCCGAGAAGATTCTGCGTGGCGTGCTGACGGGAGAGTTGAAGGACCCTACGCAGGGCGCCGATCATTTCCACGCTGCCGGTGTGAACCCCGATTGGGCAAACAAAATGCCTTCCACTACCCGGATCGGCGGGCATACCTTCTATAACTCACAGCCGGGTCGAAATGTGGCACAGCCGCAGCAGACGGCACAGTCCGAAGATGGCACGTACGAGATTGGCATCAAGCCACGCTCATATGGCTACTCGATGGATAATCAGGCCCAGTCGAAGAAAAGCGGGATCGGGAGCCTTTCGTTCGCTCACCCAGAGCAGAAGAATATCAACCCCGCGTTCGCAGCTATCCTAACTGCCACCTCTGAGGATATCGGGCGCGGACTTGTCATCAATTCCGGTCATCGATCATCCAATCACCCGGTCGAACGGGCGAAGAAGAATGGCGGAGGCGAGCACACACACGGCACGGCTGTCGACATCAGCATGAAGGGGATGGGAAAGCAGCAGCGGTTTGAGCTTGTGCAGTCCCTGAAATCACGCGGCGTTCGCCGATTCATCACTTATACGAACTCGCCGGACATGCTGCATGTCGATTTGAGGGAGATGAAGGACTCAAAAGACGGCTTCTGGTATATGCATGACAAGTCGGCACGCAATTTCGGCAAGGCGCCAGATTGGATGCAGGCCGCAGCCCGCACGCGCATCAAGCATGCTCCGTTGCCAGAAGCACAGCCCATCGAAATTGACGAAAATTTCGAGGCCAGCGACCCGAGCGGGTTTTATCAGGGTAAGAACCCATTTCAGGCTGAGATTGATGCTGCGCGTGCTGCAAAGAAAGAAGACGCAGCAGTTGAGCAGCCTGTCGCAGAGCCCGGCACTGATATTGATTCACGTCTGGAAGAACTGAACAAGGAAACGCCTGGCCGATATGCGGCCATGACAGAAGACGAGTATGCGGCGTGGAAACAGGATTTCGACGCCAATCAGCCCGGTCAGTTTATGAAGGGCTTCAAGGGTGCACTCGTCGATCAGAATCCGACGCTTTTGGGGAACAGCCTCAAGGCGCTTGGCGTCCTGTTCGATAATGAAACAATTAACGATCTTGGCGATTCCGTGCGCGAATGGGGTAAGTCCGGTTCGGAAAAGCGTGCGGCCCGCGTGCCAAGCTTTTCCAATATTCGCACCGACTCATTCACGAATTTCGTAAGCGATGCGACCGACTATGCAGCCTTCAGCCTCGGCAACGGCCTTGGTTCAATGGCTCCATCGGTTGGTGCAGGCGTTGCCGGTGCGGCTGTATCCGGTGGCAACCCGGTTGTTGGCTTCGTCGCTGGCGCTGCCGGTCCGTCATATGTGCAGAACCTTGGCGACATTTACGGCGAGCTGCTCGATAACGAAAATATTCAGGCGCGCGTCAAAAACGGTGAACTGACCGACAAGCAATTGGCAGGTTGGGCCGCTACTGGTGCTGTGCCGATGGCCGCGCTCGATATGGTCAGCTTCGGCAACCTTTTCAACATCGCCACGAAAAAAGCCCTCAAAGAGTCCATAGGCAAGCGCATCATCAAGGGCATTGCTGAAGGCTCGTTGACGGAAGGCTCAACCGAAGCGATGCAGCAGATCGTTTCGGAAGGCGTACAAGAGGCTCTTGGCGCGGATAAATCGCGATCCGAACAGGCTATTTCCATCATCGACAACTTTATTGGCGGGGCTCTGACCGGCGGCGTTGTCGGCGGGGTGGGCGGTGCCAACCCTGTCCGCTCGAAAGCCGAACAATCGGTTTCCGCTGCGGAACCGCAAGCCGCCCCAGCAACCGAGCCACAGGTGGATGCGAACGTCGAGCCGGATGCGGCAACCATCCCAGTCTCCGGCATGCCAGAGCCAGAGGCGCAAGCACCACAGCGCAAAGGGCCTCTTGCTAAGGCTTTTGAGTCAGGCGCCGCACGCACCAATCTCGAATATGTCGTGGATGATCGAGACGTAGACGGCAGCGGCCCCGGCCCGCTTCACGGCCAGACCGTTATGATGGCGGCGAACCAAGATAGAATGCCATCTGGTATGCATCGTGTCATCGATCGTAATGGCGTTGAGCATATCATCGGGGATTCGCTGCTTGTTTCGCTCGACCAGGCACAGGAATCCGGACTCCGTCCCGCTGATGTAAAAACTGCATCGAGCGTTACATCTTCGAAAGCCGCACCGACAATTGGCTCGACCGTAGAGGTCAATATGCCAGGCGGCGCGAAGATGACCGCCAAAATTGACAGCTTTTCAGATGGTGAAGTTGTCGTTTCCGATGACGCAGGCGAGGTTTATCAGGTTCCGCTCAATGCCATTCAGGCCCCGGCAGAACCCGGAGCCGAAGGATTGCCGGTGCGAGATACCGAAGCGCAGAATGATATTCCTGCGCAGGATCCAATCCCAACGGAAACCACTGTTACGCAGGACGTTGCGCCTGAAACCCGGCAGAAACAGATTACGAGCGCGGAGAATGCGCCGAAGGTTGGACAGAGCGTCATAGTCGATGCGCCGGGCTTGAAGCGCGTCACTGGCAAAGTCGAGCAGTACGTTTTCGAGGATGGAGAGTCGCAAGCCATCGTCCGCGAGCAGGGCGGCATGACGATCCAAGTGCCTATTAAGCACCTCTACGTCGACTCTATGTCGGACAAGGAAGTTCAGGCGGAAGAAGATAAGATCAATCCACCTGCCACACGCGACGATATTGACCCGAATACTCCGCTCATTCGCAAATTCGGGGATAAATCCGTTCGCCTGCCTGATGACCAGTCGCAGCGCATCTATGATCTGGGCGCAGATCGCGCGATGGCCAAGCGTCTACTGGGCGCGTCAGAACTGGACAAGGATAAGGCCGCACCGCCAGCACAACGCGCACTCGCCGAAGAACTCGGCATTTCATTTGAAGACGCTGGCAAGCTCGCCGATGATTATCGCTATCGGGTCGAGAAGGCCGGACGGCAGGCCCGGTCGAAGCTCCCGGTCGAAATGCACAGCGTCAATCCAAAGATGCTGGATCGCATGCGGAAGCGCGCCGAAGGGGAGCGCGCACCGGTCGAGGAAGAAGTAGCGTCACCGGAAAAGGCTGCACCTGTCGCAGCGGAAGAGTCTGTTCCCGCCGAAATTGCGCCGGCCGCAGATGCTCCTATTGATATTGCCGCACGCGATGCAGCCAGCCATCCTGAAAACGATCTTCCCGAACCGACAGAAGCGCAGAAAGAAGCCGGGAATTATGCCAAGGGCCATGTACGCCTGGGCGGCATGGAATTGTCGATTGAAAACCCGGCAGGCTCAAGCCGCAAGGGCGTCGATCCCGATGGCAAAGCGTGGGAAACCCAGATGCATAGCCATTACGGCTACATCAAGGGCACTATTGGCCGCGATAAAGACCACATTGACGTTTTCGTAAAGCCTGGCACGGCTGAGTTGGCCGACGATGCCAAGGTGTATGTCGTGGATCAGAAAAGCCCGGATAATGGGCGGTTCGACGAACATAAGGTGATGATCGGCTTCGACAGTCAGAAAGAGGCGGAATCCGCCTATCTGGCCAATTACACGCCGGGTTGGAAAGGCATGGGCGACGTTACCGAAACCTCGCTTGCTGATTTCCGTAACTGGACGAAGAACGGCGACACCAAAAAGGCTTTTGCGCCGAAATGGTTCGGCAACCGGACGCGCGCGGAAGGTTATATTCGCAAGCACGGCTTGGAGAACTCCCACGTCATCGCCGAGAATGGCAAACGCTTCGAGATACGCCCCGCCTCTACCCGCGCTGCCAATTTGCAGCGCATGGCCGAAGATTATCAGCGTCAAATTGCTGAGGCCCCGTATAGCGATGTGTGGGGATCGGATAACGAGCCGATTTATGATGCACTGTCGCGGCTGACACAAATCTCACCGTTGAAAGACAGGGAGATTGTTTACGCAGTACGTGAGAATGCCAGTGATGCTGATCTACTCGACGCTGCTGGCCGTACTTTCGGCGTCGGTGGCGCGGGCGGCAACAAATATATGGTTGAAACCCGCGAGGGGCCAACCGTCACCGTGACGCTGGACAAGGATAATGGCAAAGAGAAAATTGTCCTGAAAGGCAAGAAGCTTGCCGACACGCTGCGCCGCGAATTTACCCGTACAGTCGAGGAAATGCGCGAAGATGCGGAACGCGCGGAGAAAACACGCGCGTTCATCGACAAGAAGAAGGCAGAAATAAAAGAGCAAAAAGCAGCCGGTGCATCCGTACAATATACGGGAAATTCGCTGCCGCAGCGTGGTGTTGCGCCCGCCAATATCGGCAGCGACGGTAAAATCTATGTCGGCAGGCCCGGCGGCGTTCATTTTGAGATTGAACGGCCAGACGGCGTTGAATGGACCGATACCGGCTTTGT